CGCCGGCGCCGCCGGCCGCCACGCCGGACAAGCCCGGGACGCTCACGGGTGATGGGGCCCTCGAATGGGATCGGATGGTGGCTCGCCTCACCGTGTGCCGGACGTTGACCGCCGTCGACGATGCCGTGCTCTACCAGTACTGCCAGCTCTTCGCCGAGACGGAAACGCTCAGCCGGGAGGTCCCGCGGCTCGAGCGGCTGGCCCGGTCGCTGAAACGCGGCCTCACCAAGCTCCAGGGCGATGCGCTCGCCGAGACGGTCGGCAAGATCATCGCGCTCGAGCAGCTGCGCTCGCGGGTGCTGCAGCAGCTGCGGCATGGGCACATGGCGCTGCGCCAGTACCTCGTCGAGTTCGGCATGACGCCGTCGGCGCGGACACGGGTCAAGGTGCTGCCGACCGACGAGGGGCCGACCGCCCAGGATCGCCTCCGTGAAAAGTTCTTCGGTCGCCCTTCCGCGTAAGCGGCCGGCGACGGCCTCCGGCACCCGCCCGCCCCGGGTCACCCGGCGGCCCTGGTGGGGCGATGGGGAGTCGCCCGACGTCCTCTGGCCCGGCGTCACGATCCCGTTTCACGTGGAATGGTCGCGCCGGCGGGCCCGCTGGGAGACGCACGAGGGCCGCTACTACTTCGACATGGCGCGGGCCGATCAGGCCTGCGAGTTCTTTCCGACCTTCTTGCGCCATCACATCGGCGCGTTCGCCGGCTGCGCCTTCGAGCTGCTCGAGTATCAGCAGAAACTGCAGACCCGGCCGATCTTCGGCTGGAAGAAGGCGGTCAACGGCCTGCGCCGGTTCCAAAAGGTCTTCTGTTTCATTCCCAAGGGCGGCGGCAAGTCGCCCTGGGCGTCGGGGACCGGCCTGTATCTGACGTTCTGCGACGGCGAGCCGGCCGCCGAGGTCTACGCGCTCGCCTCCGATCGCCAGCAGGCGCGCACGGTGCACGACAACGCCAAGATCTTCCTCGAGGAGTCTCCCGCCCTGGCCGAGCTCGCCGGCATCGCGCCCGAGGACATTCTGAAAGACGCGATCGTCTACCGGGCGACGCGCTCGACCTACATGGTGCTGTCGTCGGAGGCGGCGAGCGCGCACGGCAAGCGGCCGCACGGGCTGATTTTCGACGAGTTCCACGCGCAGTCGGATCGCGCGCTCTTCGAAGCGCTCCGGAAGTCGATGGCCAAGCGCCGGCAGCCGCTGCTCATCATCATCACGCACGCCGGCGACGACGACGAGTCGATCTGCTTCGAAGAGTACGAGCTCGCCAAGCAGGTCCTGAGCGGCACGCATCCCGACGAGACGACCCTTCCGGTCATCTTCGAAGCCGATCCTCGCGACGACTGGACGGACGAGGCGACGTGGCGCCGCGTCAATCCCGGGCACGGCATCACGATTCAGCACGACGGGATTGTCACCGAGGCGCTCGAGGCGCAACACGAGCCGCGTAAGCTGAACGACTTCCTGCGCTTTCATCTCAACCGCTGGGTGAATCAGGCGGTCGCGTGGATCCCGCTCGACTGGTGGGATCGCTGCACGGCGCCGCTGCCGCCGCTCGAGGAGCTGCAGACCCTCCCGTGTGCGATCGGGATCGACATGGCGCAGAAGATCGACCTCGCGGCGGTCGTGCTCTGCTTCCGCCGCCCGCTGCCCGGCCTCACCGATGCCGACCTCGAGATCGTCGCGACCGACGAGCAGGGCGAGGCCATCCGCCGCACGACCTCGCTCAATTACGAGCTGATCGTGGTGCCGGCCTTCTGGCTGCCCGAGGACACGCTGCGCGAGCGGGTGCACCAGGACCGGGTCCCGTACGACGTCTGGGCCGGGCAGGGCCTGCTCTCCACGACGCCGGGGTCGATTATCGACTCCGATGCGCTGGTGCGGTATATCGTCGGGCTCACCGCGCGCTTTCCGCTGGCGAAGGTCGGCCAGGTCGGGTACGACCCGGCGTTTGCGACCGAGATCGCGATCCGGCTGACGAAGGAAGGGCTGACCGTGGTCGAGCTCCTGCAGAACTTCAAGACGTTCTCCGAGCCGTCGCAGGTGTTCGAGGCGCTGGTGAAAGCACAGCGCGTGATTCACGGCGGGCACCGGCTGCTGCGCTGGAACCTCGAGAACGTCGCCGTCAAGCGGGACGATGCCGGGCGCATCCGGCCGGTGAAACCGCGCAAGGCCGGCAAGCGCATTGACGGGATCGTCGCGACCATCATGGGCCTCAACCGCCTGATGGTGCAGGCGCCGCCGCCCCGCCCGCCCACCTACGAGCTGTACTTCCTCGGAGGGAGCTGATGCCGAGCAAACCCCCGGGCCGCCCGCGCGTCGACGCCTCGGATCGCTCGGTGTCCGTGCATCTCGTCTTGTCGTCGCGGCTCTACGACAAGAGCTACGCCGCCGCCAAGGATGCGCGGCAATCGGTCAACGACTGGATTCGCGAACGGCTGCACGAGGCCGTGCGCCCCCGGTCCGCGAACGAAAAATAGACAGCGCCGGGTCTCCTCGCAGACGCTCTCCTGCGCACATGCGGCAGTGGGCGTCGGCGGATCTCGAGCTGAAAGCGGTCGATCCCGAGCGGCGGATCGTCGAAGGCTACGCCTCGACGCCGACCGTCGATCGCGGTCACGAGTCCCTCGATCCGACGGGCGCCGAATTCTCGCTGCCGATGCCGCTCCTCTGGCAGCACCAGCAAGCGCAACCGATCGGGACCGTCCTCGAAGCCCAGGTCACGCCCGCGGGCATCTGGATCAAGGCGCAGATCGCGTCGGGCGTCGCCTATATCGACGAGGCCTGGGCGCTCATTCAGCGGCGCCTGGTGCGCGGCTTCTCGGTCGGCTTCAAGCCGCTCGTCGATCCGCTGCGCGGCAAGGACGGCGTGATCCGCTTCGCGAAGTGGGCGTGGCTGGAAACGTCCGCCGTGACGATCCCGATGAATCCCGGCGCCGCCATTCTCAGCGTCAAGGCGATTGACGCCTACCGGGCCGCGTCTGGCCCCCACTGCTCCGGCGCGACGGAGCCCAACCTCGCCCTGCGGGGACGTATGACCACTGAACAGATCACCGAACAGATCAGCAAGCTCGACACGACGGCCGAGAACACCAAGACGCGCCTCTTCTCGCTCATGGATCAGGCGCGCAGCGAAGAGCGCACGCTCTCGCCCGACGAGGCGACCGAGTACGACACGCTCGAAAAGGCGCTCGCCGACATGGAGACCGATCGGTCGCGGCTGCGCAAGCTCGAGACGATCAACAAGGCCGCCGCGGTCCCGGTGGGGCCGACGCCGCGCCCGACCGTCGTGGACCTGCGCCCGTCGTCGATCAGCGTGAAGTCGATGCTGCCGAAGGGCACGATCTTTACCCGCGTCGCCATGAGTCATCTCTACGGGCGCGGCGACCAGCAGCGCACGGTCGAGTATGCGAAGCAGTTCAAGGACTCGACGCCGGAAGTCGAGATGATCGTGAAGGCCGCGGTCGCCGTCGGCACGACGACCGATGCCACGTGGGCCGCGCCGCTCGTGCCGTTGATGCAGGCGGCCGGCGCGGAATTCCTCGAGTTGCTGCGGCCGGCGACCATCATCGGCCGCATTCCTGACAGCGTCCTCGTGCACGTGCCGCCGAATACGCGCGTGCCCGCGCAGACCGGTGGCGGCACCTACGGGTGGGTCGGGGAAGGCCTCAGCAAGCCGGTCACCAAACTCGCCTTCACCTCGGTCACCGTCGAGTTGTACAAGGCGGCCGGGATTATCGTCTTCACCGAGGAGCTCGCCCGGTTGTCGACGCCGCGCGCTGAAGAGGTCGTGCGTCGCGACATGATTGGTGGGATCAGTCAGTTCCTCGATTCCCAGTTCATCGATCCGGCCGTGGCGGCCGTTGCCAACGTCAATCCGGCGTCCATCACGAACGGCCTCACGCCGCTCACGTCCACCAACAACGTGCTCGCCGACATCAATGCGATCTTCGCGGCGTTCACGGCGGCGGACCTCGACCCGTCCGGTGCCGCGCTGCTGATGTCGCCGGGCAACGCCTTCGCCCTGGCCACCACGCAGAGCGCGCTCGGCATGTTCCTCTACCCGTCGCTCGGGATGAACGGCGGCACGCTGGTCGGGGTGAATGTCATCACCAGCAACGCCCTCGGCACCAACGTGATCGGCATTGCGCGCGACTCGGTGATGATTGCCGACGACGGCGGCATCACGATCGACGCCTCGCGCGAGGCCTCGGTGCAGATGGACTCGGCGCCGGCGACGCCGCCGACGCCGCTCGTGTCCTTCTGGCAGCAGAACCTCGTCGGCCTGCGCGCCGAGCGCTATATCAGCTGGAAGCGGGCGCGCGCCGCCGGCGTGCAGCTCGTCACCGGTGCCGACTACACCCCGGCGGTCGTCGCGCCGACCGCGGCGCGGTACCGCGAGAGCTAACCGCCTGATCCCGGCGTGCGTGGGTGTGCGGGCGGTCCGGTGCGATCGCCCGCGCCCGCCGCCCCCCGCGCCGGGGTCGTGATGACCACCTGATGCCCTCCCTGCGATCGCGTGCGACCGCCGCCCTCAGCGCCCTCTGGCAGGCGCCGCTCACCGCGTGGCGCGGCGGCCCCGGCGGGGCGGGCGGCTGGTGGCCGGTCGTGCGCGAGTCCGCGCCCGGCGCCTGGCAGCAGAACATCGCGATCGACGTCGCCGATGTCGCGACCAATCCGACCGTCTATGCCTGCGTGAGCCTCATCGCCAACGACATCGCGAAGATGCCGGTGCGCCTGGTCGCCGAAGACGATGAAGGCATCTGGCTCGAGACCGAGAGCGCCGCATTCTCGCCGGTGCTCGCCAAGCCGAACCGCTTCCAGACGCGCATTGGCTTCTATCAGCAGTGGGTGATGTCGAAGCTCCTCTGGGGCAACACCTACGTGCTCAAGGCCCGCGACCAGCGCGGCGTGGTCACCCGGCTCGCCGTGCTCGACCCGTCGAAGGTCACGCCGCTCCTCACGCCCGACGGGACGGTCTACTACCAGCTCTCGCCCGATGCGCTCGCGGGGATTCTCCCCGAGGGTGACGGGCCAGAGTTCGCGGTGCCGGCGCGCGAGATCATCCACGACGTGATGATTCCGCTCTATCACCCGCTGTGCGGCGTCTCGCCGATCTACGCCTGCGGCCTGGCCGCGGTGCAGGGCCTGCGGATGCAGACCAACTCGGCGCGCATGTTCGCGAATGGGTCGATCCCGAGCGGGGTCCTGGTGGCGCCCGGCGAGATCGACCAGGCGACCGCCGACCGCATGAAAACGCGCTGGGAAACGGAATTCGGCGGCGAGAATCGCGGCCGGGTCGCCATCCTGCAGAACGGCCTGAAGTACGAAGCGATCACGATGACACCGGTCGATGCCGCGCTCGTCGAGCAGCTGAAATGGACCGACGAAGCGATCTGCCGCTGCTTCCACGTGCCGCGCTACAAGGTCGAAGTCGGCCCCGATCCGAACTACAACAACATCAACGCGCTCGATCAGCAGTACTACGCGCAGTGCCTGCAGATCCTGATCGAGTCGATCGAGCTGCTGCTCGATGAAGGCCTCGAGCTGCCGCGCCCGTACGGCACCGAGTTCGATCTCGACGTGCTGCTGCGGATGGATCAGCCGACGCTGGTCACGACCGAGCAGAACGCGGTGGGCGCCGGGATCCGCACGCCGAACGAAGCGCGCAAGCGGTTGAACCTGCCGGCGCTGCCGGGCGGCGACACGGCATATCTGCAGCAGCAGTACTGGTCGCTCGCCGCCCTCGCCCAGCGCGACGTGCCGCAACCGCCCCCGCCGGCGCCCGCGCCGACCCCCGCCGCGCGGCCGGCCGCCGAGGTCGACGAGCCCGACGCGACCGAGAAAGTCATTGCTGCGCTCACGCGCAAGGCGCTCGAGGTGGGACTCTATGCGGTGTGATCCCGAGGCGCTCGCGGATGCGCTCATCGCCATCCTGAGTAAATCGCTCGCCCCGGTGCTCGTGCGGCTGGCCACCGTCGAGACCGGACTCGGCGCACTGGGGCGCGACCCCGGGCCGCCCGGCCCCACGGGACCGGCCGGGCCCTCTGGTGCGGTCGGCCCGCCGGGGGAGGCTGGGCCCCCGGGCCGGGACGGCCTCGACCTGGTCGCGCTCGACATCGACTACGACGGCGAACGGACGTTCACGTTTCGCTACGGGCCAGCCGACGCGCGCGCGGAGAAGGCGATCGTCGTGCCGATTCCGATTCATCGCGGCGTGTTCGTGGCCGGCACGACCTATCAGCGCGGCGACTGTGTGACGTGGGAGGGCTCGACGTGGATTGCGCGCCACGTGACCACGACGCGGCCCGGGCCGACGGCCGCCGAGCTCGGCGCGTGGCAACTGTCGACCAAGGCCGGCCGCGATGGCGGCCGCGCGGCGGGATCCCTCCGTGCGAAAGACGCGAGTGGCGCATGGCCGCGACGCTAGTGACGCTCCTCGAGGCGAAGCAGGTCGCGCGCATCACGCACGACGAAGAAGACGCCGTCGTCGGCCTCGAGCTCGCGGCCGCGGAAGCCGCCGTGCTGCGCTACATCGGCGAGGAGTCCCCGTTTCTGCCCGAGGATCCGTGGACCGTCGACACGGTGCCGAGTGATGTGAAGGCGGCGATCCTGCGGGCGTTTGTCGACTGGTTCCACAACCGCGGCGATGCCGATCCGGTGACGGCGCCGGACTGGCCGCCGCCCACGATTCGCGGCCTGCTGTGCCGCTGGAAAGATCCGAGTTTTGCGTAATGGCCGCGACCGTCCCCACCGGGCACCGCAAGTGGTACGTGCAGATCGACGGGCTCGTCGAGACGACCGACACGTCCGGCACGCCCGTGCTCGGCTGGGTCGTGCTTGCGCAGGAGTGGATGGAGAAAACCGGCTTGAACGCCGCCGAGCGCTACATGAGCGACCAGATTGCGGCGCGCTTCTACACGCGCTGGGTGATGCCGTACCGCTCGACGATGGATCCGGACCGGCTCGACATTCCGAAGACGCGGCGCCTCGTCTACCAGGGCCGCGCCTACGACATCGAGCGGGCGCAGATCCTCGACCTGCTCGAGCAGCAGATCGAGCTCGTGACGGTGGCGGCGACCGATGCCGACGAAGTCGCGCGGCGAGGCCTCCGATGAGTGTGCGGGTCACGGTCACCGGCGTGCAGGAGCTCCGTCGCACACTGACCGCGCTCGGGGCCACCGCGGCGCGCGCCACGCCGGCGGGTCTCCGGCCCGGGGCCGCGGCGATCGCCGAACGGGCCCGCCGCTACTGCCCGCGGCGCAGCACGGGCGAGGCACATCTCGCGGACAACATTCACGTGCTGCCGTCGCCGGCCGCCGGGGATGTCCCGCGCGAGGACCAGGCGGTCGGCATCGGTGTCCCGGAACGCTTTTCGTACGACTACAAGCTGGAGTTCGGCGACAACCGGCAGTCGGCGCAACCGTTCTACCGTCCGGCGATCGATGCCGAGGCGCCGACCGCGGTCGCGGCGCTGGGGCGCACGGTCTGGGAGGCCGTCGCCAAGTGAGCACCACCGCGACGACCGCGCTCGTGTTTCATCTGCGCGCCGATCCCGGCGTGGCGGCGCTCGCCGGGACGCGCATCTACCAGGCGCTGTTGCCACAGTCGCCGACCTATCCGGCGGCAGTGCTGACCACGGTGAGCGAGCCGCAGAGTTATCAGCTACGCGGGCTCGCCGGGCTCACCGGGACGCGCGTGCAGGCCGACAGCTACGCGCCGGGCAAGACGGAGGTCGATGGCCTCGCCGCCGCCATTGATCTGGCACTCAGCGGCCGGCGCTTCAGCGCGAGCGGCGTGCGCTTCACGGAAGTCTTGCGAGTCAATCGCATCGACACGTACGACGGCGCGGAACTGCGGGTCTTCCGCGTGATGCTCGAGTATCTCGTGCAGACACGATCCGCGTGAGGACCAGGGAGGACACTGAATCATGAGCGACGTCACCAACACGTATTACCCCGGCGAGGCGATCACCGGCTACGGGGCGCAGTTGCTCGTCGGGCAGGGCGGCATCAGTGTCGACCCCGAGGACGACACCTACGCCGCCGTCGCCGACGTGATGGAGATCACGCCGGGCGACATGACGACCGAGGTCGTCGACATCACGCACCTGCGATCGCCGGAAGCGCATCGCGAGAAGAAGGCGACGCTGCGCGACTCGGGGCCCTTCGCGCTCTCGGGCAACTGGCGCCCGACGCACGGCTCGCAGAACAACGCCGGTGGCGACGGCCACAACATCGGCCTGATCGGCTTGTGGCGCACGCGCCAGCAACGCAACTTCAAGATCCAGGTCCCCACCGACACGGTGGGCACGGCCGTCGCGCTGACCGGCATCGTGCAGGCGGCGGGAGTGGCGACGGCGACCGCGGGCGCGGCGCACGGGCTGACCAGCGGCGACATGGTGGAGATCAGCGGCGCCGCCGAGGGCGAGTACAACGGCGTCAAGATCATCACCGTCACCTCGCCCACGGTCTTCACCTACACCGTCGCGGTCGGGACCGCGTCGCCGGCGACCGGCACCCTCGAAGCGACGCCGCGCGAGTCCATCGACTGGCCGTTCCGCGGCGTCGTGACGAAGTGTCAGCCGGGAACGATCGGACTGACCGACAAGATCAACTTCACCGCGGAGATCACGCCGCTCTCGGACTTCTCGGCGAATCTCCCATGAGTACGCTCAACAACCGCGAACGCGGGGCGGTGACGGTGGAGGTCGACGGCCAGACCTGGCAGCTGGTGCTCGACGTCAACGCGATGGTGGCGATCGAGGGGCACTTCTCGACGCCGGGGCAGCACGTCACGATCCTCGACGTCGCGCAGGAGCTGCGGCGCGGCAGTCTGACGCATGCGCGCGTGCTCGTCTGGGCGTCGCTGATGCAGCATCACCCCGAGGCGACGCTCACCGACGCCGGGCGGGTGATGCTGGCGGGCGGGGCGACCGTGATGCAATCGCTCCTCACGACGCTCATGCAGGCGATGCAGGCCGACCCGCAGGATCTCGCCGCGCTGGGCGTCGAGGCGGCGGCGGCCCGCCCTCGGCCGGCTCAGCCCGGCGCTTCCGGACGAGTCTCGAAGCGTACGACTGGCGCGGTCTCTACCTCGCCGCCCGGCGTGGCGGGCTGAGCCGGCGGACGTTTTGGACCTCGACCCTGCGCGAGCTGGTGCGGGAGTTTGTGATCGTCGCCGAGACGCGGCGCGATGCGCATGACCGCGACATGCAGCTCGCGTGGCACGTGGCGGCGTTGAGCCGGCAGCCGCGCCTGCCGCCGCTGCGGCGCCTGCTGGCCCGCCGGCACGCCGCCCGTCAGACACGGGCCGAGGTGCGCACGGTGCTCGGGGAATTGAGCCAGCAGTACGGGATCCCGCTGCGCGTGCGGCGGGTGCCGGGGTCACGACCACATGGCGAGTAGCTCCCTCATCGGCATCCTGCGCGTCCTGCTTACCGCGAATACCGCGGAGTTCGACGCCTCGATGAAAGCGGCCAGCACGCGCATGGGCGCGGTCGGCACGCAGGCGACCGCCCTGGGCACGACGCTTACGACCGGCCTGGCGCAGCCCATCGCCGCCGTCGCCACCGGCAGCGTCCAGGCGGCGGGCACGATCGACACCGCGTTCAGCGGCGTCGGCAAGTCGCTCCCGAAAGCGTTCAAGGAATTCACGACCGGCGCCGAAAAGGTCACGCGGCTCACGAGCACCGTCGATGGCCTCCGGACGTCGTTGAACGGTCTGAATCTGGCCGGGGTCGCCGCGACCTTCGTGCAGTTTGCGGTCGCCGCGGAAGGCGCGGTCGTCGCGATGCGCGGCTGGCTCACCCTCGCGCCGCTCGCCAGCGGCGAAGCGGGCGTGCTCGCGATGGCGATGGGCGCGCTGACGACGACGCTGCAACTCGCCGCGGCCGGGTTTGTCGGCTGGCAGATCGGGCGCTGGATCGACGAGGCGACGGGGGCGAGCGATGCCGTCGGCCAGCTCACGGCCAACATCGGCGAGTACCTCGGCCTGCTCGCGCAAGGGGCCGGCGCCGAGTACGCCGCCGCCGCCGCCGCCGCGAAGTCAGCCGAGGCCCGACGCGCCAGCGGCGCCGCCGCGGCAGACGCCGCCGCCCAACTGGCCGCGCTCACGCGCGAGGCCGATGCGCTCTTTGGTCGCGACGCGATCGCCCGCGCCCAGACGATGGCGACGGCGCTCGGCGACCTCACCAACATCGCGCGGCTGACGACGGACAAACAGAAAGAGCTGCAGAAGGCGGTCGGCGACGCGCTCGCGGCGTACCAGGCGCTCGGGCAGCGCGCGCCCGCCCAGATCGTCGCGATCGGCCGGGCGCTCGATGCGCTGATCCCCCAGCAGGTCAAGGCCGCGGCGGTTACCGAGCAAGCGATCGTCGATCAGACGAAGGCGGTCCGCGCGTACTACAACTTCCTCGGCGAGCGCGAGATCGAGAACGTGCAGCGCGAGCAGGAGGCGGCCGAGCGGCAGAAGGCGATCTGGCGCGACTACTACAACTTCGTCGGCGAACGGCGCATGGAAGACGATGCTCGCGCCGAGGCCTCGCGCCGGCAGCAGGAATTCGCCGCGACCGCCCGGTTCGGCACGCCGCTCGTCGACGGCTTCCATCCGCCCGTCGCGGAAGTGCGCGCCGCGGGCGTGAGCCTCGGCGGGCTGATGCTCGGCGGCATGGGCGACGTCTTCTCGAAGCAACTCGGGTCGACCCTCATGGCGGCGGTCACCGGGGGCGGCAAGATCCTCGAATCGGTGGGCAGTCTGATCGGCACGTCGGCGACCAGCGGTTTGGCGAAGATGCTGAAGCTCGCGGGCCCCTGGGGCGATCTGCTGGCCGGCGCCGGCGCCGTGCTGGGGCCGCTGCTGGACAAGCTGTTCGGCGGGGTCTCGCAGGAAGTCCTACAGGCGCGGCAGTCTCTCACCGGCTTTCAGGCGGAGCTGCGCAAGTCGCTCACGCCGGCGCAACAGCTCGAAGCGCAGGGGCAGGACTGGAAGAAGGACGTCATCGCGGTGCGCGACGCCTACCTCGCCACCGGGCGCAGCGCCGAGGCCGCGCTGCGGATCGTCGAGCAGCTCTGGGACACCGATCACCCCGAACGCATGCAGGCCGCGATCGAGGAGATCAACGCCGTGCTCCGAGAGCAGGGCGCCATCGCCGCCGACAACGAACACGCCGCCGCGGACGCCGCCCGCGCGCGCGAGGACGAGCTCGCCGACCTGCGCGGGCAGCTCACGGACCTGCAGCAGGAAGCGACCGTCGACTGGACCCGGATGCAGGACGCCGCGAAGAAGTACGGCGTCGATCTCAATTCGCTCGGCGATCAGTTTCAGGGTGAGCGGATCCACGCCAGCGCGCAGGCGATCCTCGACGACTTCACGCTGCTCACGAAGAAGGGCGCCTCGGTCGGCGGCGTGCTGTTCGGCATGCGCGACGAGATCACGGCGCTCGTCAAGGACGCGATCGCCTTCGGGACGGCGCTGCCCGAGAACTTCCGGCCGCTCGTCGAGGAACTGCAACGCAGCGGCAACCTGGTCGACGAGAACGGCGAGCAGCTGACCGATCTCTCGCGCTTGCGGTTCGGCGATCCGATCGTCGCGAACCTCGATCGCGTCGCGACCGCCCTGGAGACCGTCACCCGGCGGATCGAGGAGCTCGTCGGCACGATCGCCGGCCCGCTCGTCGACGCCTTCACGAAGATCCCGACGCACATCGACCTCGAGTTCGATCGGCACTTTAACGATCCGCCCGTCAACGTGCCGATGATGGCCGAGGGCGGCATCGTGACGGCGCCGACGCTCGCGATGATCGGCGAAGGTCCGTCGCCCGAGGCGGTCGTGCCGCTGCATCGCCTGGGGGACTTCGATCGCGGGGGCGACATCGTCGTCATGCCGTTCCTGCCGATTACCGATCCCTATGCCGCCGCCGAGGAAGCCGCGATCCAGTTCCGGCGCCGCGTCGGCGGGGACCAGCACGGGATGCGCGCGACCATCGAGCGCGTCATTGAAGACTATCTGCGCACCTACGCGCCCGCGCGAGCCTGACATGGCCATCTCTGGATCCAACCCGCAGCCGGCCGTCGCCCTCCCGAGTGACGACGTCGCCTATCGCTGCACCGTGTCGATGACGACCGAAGATCCGGAGTACCCGGCGACGCATCTCCTCGATCCCGATCCGGCGAACCTCACCAAGTCGACGGCGAACGATACCGACATCACGATCGACGCGCTCGATCTGACCGGCGCGCCGGTGGCGGTCGATGTCGTCGCGGTGGCGATCTTCAACACCAACGCCGACGTCGCGCTCTTCGATGGCACGGTGCCGCTGTATCTGCCGCCCGTCGATGCCGAGGGGCAGCGCCAGCATGGCTGGTTCAACGTCGCCGGCGCGCGCCCGACCCAGAGCAGCTACACGATTCATCTGCAACGGGGCGGCGCGGGCAGCAGCGACATCGTGTGGGTCGGCCGGATTGCGCTCGTGACCGCGCTGCGGCCGCTCAATCTCCGCTACGGGTT